GATGAATGGTGGGCAACCGACCCCGAATATCACGAATGGAAAGACAGCCAAGAGGACGAGACAAATGATTAACGTGTTCCTAGATATTGAAACAATCCCCTGCCAGTCGCCAGAATATCGGGCGCGAGTGCGTGAAGGCATCAAGCCACCAGCGCAATTCAAGAAGCCTGAAAGCATCGTTGAATGGTATGCGAACAACGCAGACGCGGCGACCGATGAGATTGTTGCCAAGACAAGTTTTGACCCTGCCTATGGGCATATTGCTTGTATAGCTTGGGCGGTTGGTGACTTTGGGGTTGTCCGCAACATATCGAACGAAACTATCGAAACAGAAGCCGATTATCTGGCTGCGTTTTTCGAGGATATTCAGCAAGATTGCGGCGTTCAAATGCCCCGCTGGATTGGCCACTACATAAGCGGCTTTGATCTGCGCTTCGTACTCAATCGCGCTATCGTGCTTGGCGTTAAACTGCCTACAAAGATTGTGTTGCCGCGAGACATTAAGCCTTGGTCCGATAACATATTCGACACCATGACAGCATGGGCAGGAGCGAAAGGCTCTATTAGTCAGGACAATCTGGCAAAGGCTTTTGGGCTGGCTGGCAAGGGTGACTTTGACGGCAGCATGGTCGCAGAGGCTTGGGCTAACGGCGAACACTCCAAGATTGCCGATTATTGCCGCAGCGATGTCGAAACCGTCCGTTCCATTTACCGCCGTTTTGAAGCCGTGGGGTATTGATATGACCGAGAATAAAGAACTATTCGCAGCAATGGCCAAGGCATTTGCAGCCATTGAAGTCGCGACAAAGGACGCCAACAACCCGCACTTCAAAACGAAGTATGCAGACCTTGGCGCAGTAGTAAACGCAATCAAGCCCGCGCTTGTTGCTAATGGCCTTTGGTTTGCACAGGTGAACCATGAGCAATCAGGTGGCGTCTGTGTTGAAACAATCCTCTGCCATAACACTGGCCAGCAATTCAGCTTCGGTAAGCTATTCGTTCCAGCGGGTAAGCAGGATGCACAAGGTTACGGCTCTGCCCTTACCTATGCCCGACGCTACTCACTCCTAACGGCCTTTGGCGTATGTCCAGAGGATGACGACGGCAACGCTGCTGTATCGGCTCCCAAGGCAGACCCGCTCCCCATGATTGACCAGACGCAGCGCGGTATCATCACCGACTTAGCCAAGGCCGCAGACGTCAACATCATGACCATTTTGGAAAGCTACAACGCAAATAACATTGACGCGCTCACAGAGGCCCAAGGCGAGAAAATCATCAAGCGCCTCAACGCTACCATAGATCAACGCAACATCGACAACGCAGTGAAGGAAAACGCATAATGCAATCAATTACAATCACAGGCGGCTTGGGCCGCGATGCAGAACTTAAAAGCACACAAGGCGGCGATAACATCTTATCGTTCAGTGTCGGTTCCAGCCAAGGCTATGGCGAGAAGAAAAGCACCAACTGGTTCCGCTGCACAGTATGGGGCAAGCGTGGCGTATCAATCGCGCAATACCTCACCAAGGGAACGAAAGTTACCGTTCAAGGCGAACTGACCATTGGCGAGTATGACGGCAAGGCGCAGTATGAAATTCGCGTGAATGAAGTCGAATGGCAGCGCAATGATGCGCCGCGTCAACAGGCCGCAGACACTCACCCAATGGGAGACAGTTGGGATGATGTAGATTCAGATTCGGTCCCGTTTTGAGATGCTTGAAAAGCTACGCCCGTTCAGCAGGATAAAGCCCCGCCTAGCCAAGCAGCCAAAGCACATCGCTAGGGTTGCTGGTATGCCCTGCCTAGTCTGCCACGGCCCTGCTGTTGTGCATCATGTGCGAGAGCGCGGGCATGGGCTGGAGGCACGGGATGACCGCTTTGTAACGCCGCTGTGCAGCCTTCATCATAACATGGGCAATGACAGCATCCATTTGCTTGGCAGTAATGCGAAGTTTCTCGAAGTGCATGGCATTGACTTGGCACGGGAAGCTGACTGGCTTTGGACTATTAGCGTAAATGAAGGTCTTGCGAAATGAGCGACAAAGCGCCGCTATACTTCGACACCAGGCTAGGCGGACTATTCCCTGCCAACAAGGTTGCCGAACAAGCCATGCAGAGCATTACAGGACGGGTGCGGGTAACAATCACAGGCGGTAAGGCCAATCAGCGCAGACGCAGCTTGTGGTGGGTTCTGGCGGGCATTGTAGCGCCCATCCTAAACGACCTGCACAGCCTAACGCTAGACGAGGACGATCTGCACGACATTATGCGCGATAAGTTCAAGATGTTTGATGAGATTATCCTGCCAAGCGGCGAACGCCTTAAAAAGCGTTGGTCAACATCAAACGCCAAAATGAACGAGGCGGATCGCATTGAGTATTTAAACCGCAGCCTAGACGTCTGGAGCAAGTGGACGGGTGTAGACCCGTTAACGCTTCGGGCAGAGGGCGAACAGCAACAGTAATTCCAACGGAGACGGCGGTCAGTCCAATAAACGCGCCGGAATATTTATGAGAACGCTAAGAGTAGAACGCGCCGAGCCTAACCCGCAAGCGGCAATCCTGACTAGCCGTGGATGGGTATATCCAGACGGCACGTTTAAGGCTCACTATGCGCCTAAGCCTGCCAAAATGGTGCAGGAACGCGGCCTTCTTGCGCGGGTGTTTGGACGGTGAGCGGGTGGCAACCTATCGAAACGGCTCCCAAGGATGGGCGTTTCATCATGCTCTGCACAAGCGATGGAAACGGCGGTTACAAAGACTATCCAGAAGCGTTCCAATATGTTGCAAGGGATTGGCACTCTGCAATTGATGGGTGCGCGGTAACAACGCGTTTTACCAACTGGCAACCGCTACCGGAGGCCCCATGAGGCGCGCTGTTATACGCGAATGGCCGCTGTGAAGTTTCCGCCATCGCCTGAAATTAAGCGAGTGCTTGCGGCAGCGCGTAAAGCTGGCGTTGAGATCGGTTCAGTTGACATTCGCGCCGATGGGGTAACTATACACCCCCCGCAATCGCAATCTGGAATGTCGGCTTATGAGAAATGGGCTTCGCGTGAATCACGGTCTGCACGTAACTAGCAAGCGCCTGACAACTGGCGTTCGCTGGTATGTTTACGCTTGGCGGGGTGGCCCGTGCGTTCATTCAAGCGATGGTGCAAAGCCCACTATCAGCAAGAAGATGCTTGATGACGCAGCAGAGGCCCGCAAAGAGGCAAGAGCCGCACCAGAAAACACCCTTGCCCGCCTGATAGCCGATTACAAAGCCAGCCCTCAATATACAGGCTGTGCGGAAAGCACGTTGCGCGATTATCGCCGCAATCTGGACCGGATCGCTGATAAGTTTGGCGATGCACCGCTTGAGATATTTAACGACTGGAAAATGCGCGGCAATATAATGGATTGGCGCGATGAATGGCAGGGACAGCCCCGGACAGCCGACAAGCTGGCTGGCATGTTCTCAATCTTGCTGGAATGGGGGAAACAACGCGGGCAGTTAACGAGCAATATCGCGCTAGATATTAAGGGGCTGCATAAGACAGACCGCTCCGAAATAATATGGGAGCCGCACCATTGGGAGGCCATTGAGCCTTATGCCAGCACGCAACTAATGACCGCGCTGCGCTTTGCCAGCATGACCGGCTTTCGGCTTGGCGATTTGGTCAATATCGAATGGAGCCACGTTCACGACAAGGTTATCAAATTCACCACGGCCAAGCGCAAGAAGGCCGCGACCGTCCCTATCTTTTCCGAGCTGCGCGCATTTCGGGACGCCCTGCCCCATCGGGAAGGCCCAATACTTCGCAACAGCTATGGCCGCAAATGGACGGCAAGCGGGCTGGGCGGGGTTTACCAGAAGGCCAAAAACAAAGCTGGCATTGACGTGCATATTCACGACTTGCGCGGCACTTATGTAACTTGGCTTTGCGTGAAGGGCTTAACAGATCAGGAGATAGCTAAAATCGTGGGATGGTCCGAAAGCACAGTTGCCGAAATACGGCTGCGCTATGTCGATGAAGCGCGGGTTGTCCATTCGATTGTGGAGCGGTTGAGTGCATGAAAATAGTTATTGACATGCGGCACAATGTTCCGCTATCAAACGTGTATCAGGTCAATCGTGACCGCCTTAGCAGGAGATAGTAAAATGACCGAAGTTGAAACATATAAATCAGCACTTTTCGAACAGGCTGCAAACGGAACGAACCCATATGCATTATTTGAGCGCATTAGTGACGACACTTGCGCCCAGCTTGCCAGCGAAATTCCCACCGACAGCGCATTAAAGGCTGCAATATTGCATGACAATTGCAGGGGGCTTGTGGACACTTACCTTTTGGATATTGCACAGCGGGATGAATAAATGACACCCACCCAATTCAAAGACGCCCGCAAAGCCCTTGGCCTATCACAGAACGCGATGGCCGAGGCGCTTGGCCTAAAGACAAGCCGCGCTATTCGCCAATATGAAAGCGGGGATCGGGAAGTTTCCGGCCCCGTTGCAAAGCTGATTGCGATGCTTTTGGAGAACGCGAAATGAACACTAGCTGTAAACCAACTGTAAACCGCGCCGCAAAAATGGTGCCCGAGGGCGGATTTGAACCACCGACACGCGGATTTTCAATCCTGCTGCAACCGTTGAAAAATAACGTTAGTTTTGTAAACCATAGCGAAAACGGCGCTAATGGAATCAATAGCTTACAAAGCGCCTGTAAACCAAACGCCACCGCAATAGCAGACCTAACCCGCGCCCGTTGCGTATTTCAAGCAATGACTGTTGCGCTTATTTTGAAGGGGAAGTTGTAATGGGAGAATATGCAGAATACGCCCTAGCGGATGCAATGCGCCGAGGCTTTGGCTGTAGCGGCATGGCAAGCCCCAAGGGACGCGGGCCGCGCAAGCAATGCTCTTTATGCGCTCGTGGCATCGGAGGCGGACACATGGGCATGGTTAGCCATTTGCGCGAAGGCCACAAGCTGCCCCGCGAGGAAGCCTACAAGATTGCCGCCAAGCCCACCCCCACACCACAAGGAGAACTGTGATGGACGAACGTAAAGCTATTGTTGCGTGGCTGCGTCAACCCGTGATTGAAGCGCCTGTAGGCGAATATATCACCCGCATAAAAATGGCCTTTGATTGGCTATTTCGCCCAGCCGTAGCAATCCAGACATGCTTGCTTGTCGTAGCCTACTGCATTGAGCGCGGTGAACATAAGGAGACAGATAATGCAGAATGATGCACCTGATATAATCAAGCGCCTGCAAGAAGAAAACGCCACGCTCCGAGCTTCGTTATTTGCTACAGCAGAGGCTTGCGCCGAACATGTCAAAACTATCGTTGAGCTAACGCAAGAAATCGGGCGCTTAAATGCAGCATTGAGCGAAGCCCGCCCAACTACCCTCACAAACACCATCGCAGCGCTATCAGCCAGAAAGGACCAATCATGACAGGCGCGTTAAAGAAATTACTCTGCTTTTTAGGCTACCATAACCACTTCGGGGTTCAATGGGTCCATTACGATGATGGCACACTCTACAAGTGCAAGGGATGCAAGAAGCGTTGGTGGGAACAGATGCGTGGAGGCATGTCATGACACAGACACACGAACTGCCTATTGTGACGCAGTTGCGGGAACCGTTTTCCCATAAGCCCACCTATGGCTTCAAGATCGAAAATGCAGAGGCGCATGAAGCAACTTGCACCGAAGCAGCAGACCTCATTGCTGAAATGCAGCTTGCGGGCTTTGCCGTCTGGAACAACCTCTTGAACGGCGACATAGAAGCGCACACACAAGAGTCATCCAATGCGCTCCAAATGCTACATGAGGCCATTAAGAAAGCAGGTGCAGCATGACTGACCAAGAGATAGCCCCGTTTGAGCGTGCGGCGCGCGATTTGTGCAAGTTTTTTCATACTGAAGAAGATTGCTGGCCGCTTTATGTCCCGCAAGTATTGGCCGTGCTTAAGGCGATACGGGAGCCGAGCGTGGGGATGATTTATGCAGGCATGGATTACAGGCCGGTTAATCCAGAAACTCGCGCTAAGGATTGTTGGCAAGCCATGATCGACGCGGCAATTTTGGAGAAAGACAATGGATAATGAACGCGATGCTGTAGACACATGCCCGACACATGCCGCCAAGCTATATTTGCAAGGCGAAGGACCGTGGAAGCTGGAGGAGATCGGCATTGCAGATGATGACTATCTTGTGCAGTGCTTTGCCAGATACCGCGATGCTGTGCGGGAGGAGTGCGCTAAGGTGGCGGAAAATGGTGCCGTTGGCATGTCTTGGAGTGCAAGCGTTTTTGACCAAGGCGCTGGTTTCGAACGCCTCAAAGTGGCGGCAGATATACGCGCTCTTGCTGATTAACCCTGCTTTGCAAAGAAGTCCCGAACCCATAAAAGTTGAGAGCGACAATCCTGCCCTGCCCCGCGTAGATCAATTATAAACTGCGCTACCGTATCGTCTGTAACGTCAACCGGAACGCTAGGCTCCTCGACGCATTGCAGGCGTTCAATCGGCGGCTTGATTACTTGCGGCCTGTTGTTCCCGCAGGCGTTCAAGAACATTGCGGACGTTAGAACCAACAGGCTCACCGCTTGGCGTTTGGATAACATCTTGCAATTCCCTTTGTTCAGTGCGGAATATGACGTCCCGCGTTTCCTTTGCCGCCGTAGCGCCTTCTGACGCTTCCCTAGCGACGCTTTCAACCTTTGCGGCCTGTTTAGCCCACTTTGCGTTTATGCGCTCCATGCCGTCGCTACAGCCCTTGAGATAGGCGCTAGGCACAAGCACGGCGATTGCGATTAGCCAGACCTTGAACGTGGCGAGAAAGCCAGATATGCGGGCAATCATTCTGCAGGCCCTACAGCAAGCCGTGCAGACGCCATTGCGAGAACGCCAAGGCAATGGAAGTCATTTGTCTTGCCGAAACCATACACCTCAAGATCGCCGCTTTCCGTCACTTCAATGGCAATCATTGCAACGGTCTTGTCATCCTCATCCGTTTCCGCATCAATCGCCTCTGCCCGCTTACGCAGCATGTCGGTAATGTGGTTTGCGTTTGTGTCGTATAGGGTAACAACTTCAGCTAGCTCCATCGGTTTTCTCCAGCGTTACCGTGTCGCCTTCATGTATCGCGTCAGGTTGATCTGTGATTGAAACGCCCTCTTTGCCTAGCGATAAGTTCCTTTTCACAAACAAGGCAGTAAACGCAGTCAGGCCAAGCAATATTTGCACATGCGCAGCCAGCGCGAGGTAAAAGCTGTATTTTGCGTTTCCCGCGACGATGTAGACGCCCACGGCTGCAAAGATTGTCATAACCCCGCAACCGCCAAGCAATGCCGCAAATGCAGCCGCCCTGCGTCCGTCTGGTGTGGTGAGGTTAATCATACCGGCATGTCCTGTGCCAGCCACCATTCGACAGAAAAACTTGGGCACGCTTTAGCCACTCCGGGCCATTCATTGTGACCACGAATAACGATGCCGGGATAACGCTCTTTGTAGGTATTAACGAGCGTCCGTAGCGCCTTCTTTTGCATGACAGTGCGGGTGTCTTTCGGCACTTTCATGTTTTTGTCCATGCCGCCAATGTAGCAAATGCCAATGTTGCCGGTGTTAGCCTTGCCAACGTGAGCGCCGCGCTTGGTATCTGGCAACGTGCGGTGCATCGTGCCGTCTAGTTCAATCACCCAATGATAGCTAATCTGGCCAAACTTGGCGATGTCCCACTCGCTTATTTGCTGGTGCGTTACGGCGCGGCCTTCTGGCGTTGCGGCACAGTGAATTGTTAAATGCCTTATGGGTAACATGCTTGCCTCCAATTGGAGATCAAGTGACCTCCGTTAGTTTTCGATAAGGTGCTGCCAAGTGTCACCGCGCAGAAGTTGGTCGATACTGGATCGATGGACACCCATGTCCTTTGCAATACTGATGCGGCTTTCGCCGTTAGCGGCTCTAATCTTGACTTGCTGAATGTCGCTTTCAGCCATTTTGGCTGTGTTGACTCTTGCCCCATGAACCCAAGTTTTGTGCAAAACCCTGTCCAAGCAGTTCTCTTTTGCCGTGGCCCATCGTAAATTCTTGGCTTTGTTGTTTGATATATCGCCATCGTTATGTGCGGCATGTGCATTTGGCGGAGGCGCACCATGAAAGGCTGTGCAGACCAGCCGATGAACGCCGCGTGTTTTGCGCTTCCCATCAATACTAAGGATAACCAGAGCGTAGCGCGGCCCACCCGGTGCAAGCACCTTGCTGGCACTGTGCCTAAGAGCGCCACCCTTGGTCTTAACCATCCGCTCAACGCTTCTGATGTTGCCCAAATCACTTGCTTGATACCAACCCTCAAAGCCGGGGATGTCTTTCCATATTTCCATGCGCTTACACTTACAGAACAGTGGGGAATATGCAAGTTAATTAGCATTATGCGTGGCCCCATGATGCCGCTGCGTAGCTTGTCGAAAAATGCCTTATTCATGCTGCAACCTCCAACATTTCAGGGCATACGTAGGCCCGCCGCCCCTGCCCGAATTTCTTGTGATAAGTGATTGAACACATTTCGCGGTCAGAGAACCAAGCCCCCCGCGCCGCATAGGCATCACGCCCTGCCAATGTCGGATGTTGCATCACCTTTAGGCCCGCATGTTCATCCTCTTTGGTGTGGTGAAGGTTTCCGGTGTGGCAGTAACGCTTCTTTGTGCGCCCCCACATTTCGGCAAACATGGCAGGGATAATCTCGCGCATCGCGCCAAACTTCTTGAGGTGTGAATGGTGGAATACGTTCATCGTGTCACCAAACTCAAACGCATAATAAGGCAGTGCGCTATCATCGACCGTGATGCGCGGCTCATTTTCGTAGAGCGCCTTAAACATGGTGCGGAGCCAGACGCTTGACGCCATGTCGTGATTGCCCTCTGCAAGAATAACATGCACCTTGGCGTGTTTGGCTAACAGCATGGCAATGATGCGCCGCAATACCCGCACGGCAACCTCAACCATTTTGGTAAAGCGCCCGTCAGCGTCTAGAATGTGTCCGCTTGTCGGTGTAACCGCTGATAGCCCGTCATAGTGCAGCAAATCGCCAAGCTGGTTAAGCACCGCCGTTTCTGCATTAGGTGAGCTTTCAATTACTAATTCAAAGCATCCAACAATGACGGCTTCTGCGATGGATAAATCCCAATCCGCGCCGCCTTCCCTATGCCAAGCCAAAGCCCCTATATGGGCGTCTGTCAGGGTGTAGAGCGTCATTAGGTCGGCGTTTAATTGCGTAGGTGCAGCTACCGGATGAAGGCGCGGCAAGTCCTCCGACATTGCTTCAACAGCGGCGCGGTAAATCGCTTGTTGGCGCTCATGATCGACAGACGCTTTCACCCATTGCGCTGTGGGCTTGCCTTCGGAATTGTAGTAAGTTGATATGCCCTTGGCGACAAAGCCATCTGGCACAGGATGCGACATATCAAATTCAGGTGCATAACCTTGCTTTGCGGCCTTGGCTTTGACGATGTTGTAAGTTTTGGCAGGAAGCGTCTTGTCGCACTCTAGGTATTTAGCCGCTGCCGTAGCGCCGCCTTGGGATTCAATTGCCTCTAGTATTTCTCTTTGCCGAGGTGTGCAGTAATCATAAAGGCCAACGTCCACTTGAAGTGTGTTATATGCCATCAATCACCTTTTGCGTGAGAACCGACCGCACAGAAACGCGGCCAAAATAAACGGCAGAAGCGCCGTGCTTGCGATGAATAATATTGCGGCGAATGTTGCCCATGCGGTGAACCACAGCAGGGATGCCATGAAGTCCAACGCACGGCGCATTAGCTATTCCGCGCCTTTTCTTCGTCTGTCTGCCAGCCCTTGCGCCGAAACCATGTGAACATCTGAAGCCCTAGCCAAAGGATTGACATGCCAGCGGCGATAGGTGGCAAAAGCTGCACAACTGCTCCTATGACAACGGATATGGAAAGGGCATCCAGCAGGTATTTGAAGCCAGTGCCGAGGTGGTCGAGAATGTCGTGCGTGGTCATGCTAGTAACCCTCGACGACAACGCGATAGGGGACTGTGTTTCCAGTCACCGCCCCCAAGACAACAATCGAAACGCTTGTTTCTGATATGAGGCTGTCAACAAAGCCAGAAACGCCAGCACCGGAACCGCCCCCGCCTGTTATTTCAACGCGGATAAATGCGTTCGCTATCCCGCCGGGGAAAGCAGCGGGCAGCGTGATAGTTGCGTTGCCAAAGAACAAGCCGCTTGCCCCCCACGCGCCGCCGCTCAATGTAGCCGTGCCTGTTACCGCAATCGGGTAGCGTTCAATATAGGTTAAAGTGCTGGCCAGAGAATAAGGTGCAGCAAAGCCGGAAACCTTATTGCCACCGAGCCGCACATCAGCAACCGCCGCCGCTGTTTCGATGCCGAAAACACTAGCAAGACCTGTAAGGATATTATCTTTAACAGTGATATTTGCGCCGCTATAAATGCGTATGCCGACGTTGGCTTTTGTGCTGTTGTTTCCACTAATGTTGATTGCGGTAATCCAGTCAGGATTGGCCGCGTTAGTATCAAACAAAATATCGACTTCATTGCTACCGAAGTGGTTGCCAGTGTAGGTTACAGCCTCGAAGCCGTTGTCCGCGAAGGCGGAGCGATAGGCTTGCGAGGCGATAACCGCGTGTTCCATGCTATCGTTTGATGTGTTGGTAATTGAGGTTAAAACCCCAGCGCCCAATTCCATCAAATAGTGATAATCATAATAAAGGAACTTATTGGAGGAACGGTAAAGGCCACCGCCTGATTGGTGATAGATCGCAACGCGGCCCACGGACCCTGCATCATCCGCACAAGCAAAGACGTTGTTGGTCAGGAAATTATCGCCAGCGTCAGGCGCGTAAGTGTTTTCGATGTAAATCGAATAACTAAGCGATGTGCTTTTAGGGTCAAAGAAGAAACAACCGTTAGCCCGAAAGCCTGTGCAACTGTTAATCGTTACCTGCCGGATGCCGCCAACAAACAAGACCTTGGAGACGCTGGAACCTCGATTAAGTTCGCTAGGGTGCGAGAACTTAACAAGCCAACCAGCGCTCTGGTTAGTTCCGCCGTCAGCGTTAATATGCTTGATGGACAACTTGCTTAAATTTGAACCCGCTGCTTGAAAGTCAAAGCCTTGCGCTGTCGCAGATGTAAATCGAATGATTGACGAATAACCAGCGCCATAAATATCAACAGCGCGAGTGAATGGGTCTAAATTGCCATCAATGTCATAACCGCCAGCAGGGACATACCCCGACGCAAGCGGCGCTGCGTTAAGGTGAGCAATCCAGTTGTTGAACGCTGTTGTGTTTGTTGTAGCGCTACCGCCCGCAACCGCACCAAAGTCTTGCGGCGTAGGGTGAAGGGCGCGGCGTAGAATGTCTTGCAGTGATGCCAGCACCGCACCAGATGTTGAACGGATGAACCCCACAAGCGCAGAGCCACCAGATGCCGCGAGGGTGGCAGACGTTGGCAGAGTACGCTGCGCTACAGCAACGCCAGCAACATCTTGATAGATTGTAACTATGCCAGCATCATTAACCGCGAAAAAGCCATTCGGCGCTGTAGCAGCAAGTCCTGTAGCCGTATCAGCATAAACAGGCCCGACAAGTGCTTGCGCCGCAGCAGCGCTTGCCTCAGATGCATTGGCGCTGGCTATGGCTAAACCCGCCTGATTAGCTGCCTCAAGTGTGTTTGCATCAAATAAAACAATTGGCGTCGGCGTTCCAGCTATAACGACATTTACAGTTTCACTCATTGAACAACCCCCGCCACGATATTAAAGTCACCACCCAAAAGAACTTGTTTTGTCCCGCCGCTTGGCGTCAGGTGAATGTCGTAAAAAAGCTGTGCAGCCTCGCCCGTGCTGCGCGCATCTGGCGCATAGGTGTCCGGCTTGACCGATGTAACAGTGACCAGCGTGTCATCGCCTTGCACGACCGCTGTAATCGTCAGATCCACCAAGACTGAACCCGATGCGTCAGGCAATGTGCGAACGGCTCCCGCCCACGTTGCGCCGCCCGCTGTCGAATAGTCGACGTCTTTAAGCAGGAACGCGAAGTTCACCGGAACATGACGGCCAACATATTGCGGAACATAGCCAGCACCCATCGCCCGCAATTGCGCGGCGTATTCTCTTAACATCATTTTGGGGTGTCCTTAGACCTTGGCCTCGACTGTTGCCGTGCCTGTGAAAGAAACATTGCGACCCGATGCGGAAAGCAAAGCAACGAGCCGAATGTCGTAATCAGCCGCGCCCGGTGTGGTTGCGGTTTGTATGCAATCGCAATGACCATATTCAGGCTCACCATCATCAGCAGACGTTGAAGTTGTGCCGACAATACCAGAACCGAAGTCAGTCCAAGTTCCTGCGCCTACAGGGCTGCGCTGCCATTTCATTGTGGCAGTGCGTGAGACTTGAGAACCGCCCGTTGCTGGTATGTAATCCAATGGCGCAGTGCCGTATAAGGATTCACCCGAAGCAACTGTAATTGTTAAAACGTCCGTAATTGCAACGTAGCTAGTTGATCCTATGGCGGTGAAACTGTTGTCGCTTGCAATTTTGGAACCAGCACCACCAAAGCCCGGAGGCAATCCGATGTTTTTTGCAATAACAGTTCGCAATGGTGGATAAGTGTTTGCGCCGACCGTTACGGTCAAATCAACAAAGCCAGAATTAGCAGACACAGCCGTAATTTCGACATTACCCTTGTCTAGCTCACCATCTGTATTTTCAACGGTTGCCGTGACACCAGATGTCGAAATTGCGTAATGCGTCGCGTCGTCCAGCTTTATGGATGCGCCCGCCATTGTTACGCTTGGCGATATGATAGTCGGCAATAATCCCGCATCAATAACACCCGTATAATCCGCCGCGAACGTAATTGATGGAACGGACGACAAGCTAACAACCCTGTCCAAGTTCCCGCCCGTTACATTGTCAGCATCTTCGGTATCAAGCAATGAAGGAACCGGCGGTGCTGTGCCGGTCTTGCCCAATGCGAAAGCGTGCTTTGCGTCTGTCTCGCCGAGCATAATGAGTTTAACCTGGCCGGTTTCCGGATTGATTTCAGGCGGGCGGATGATGATTGCGTCCAGCCCGTCGATAACAGTGCCAGGCAAGTCGAACGTCAGCATATCGCCAACCGTGTACCGCATAAGGCGCGGCTTGCAGCTTACTTCGATCTGGCCAATCTCGCGCCGGTTGACCAGTTCATAAGCCGCCAATTGTGCAACTTGGTCTTTGTCCTGGACAAGGTTCCACGTGATTTCTTCGCGCTTTTCCTCGCCATCGTCGGTGATGTAATCCGCAACGAACATATCTTCGCTCGGCACATATTCCCACTTGTGCGCCCCGCTGCGGAACTTTGGCGCGATTGTGTTCAGCCGTTCACGCCATGTCCGGCCTGACGCGACCGTAAAGCCGTCGTCTGCAATGTCGTCCGCTGTGATGGTGTCCAATGATACGCGAGGCGCATTGTAATTGACGCCAAGCAAATGCCGATCGAAATAAGGCTCACCGCCGCCAGCCGCGCAAATGTCTTTCAGGTTATCCCACCGACTGCCCGGCTCATAAACAACACCGCCAAGCACCCAAGCATTCGCATCGCAGACGTTCGCAAATTCAACCCAACGCGCTAAGTCGATGCCTTCAACCGGCATTCCGATTCCGCCTTGCTTCTTGCCGTCGTGAAACCAGCCATAAGCGTATGTCAGCCCGACAATGCCGGGATTGTCTGAATAAACCCATGTTGAACGGTCATCAATGCGCTGCGTTCCAGATCCGCCCGGATAGGTGCTGTCGAGGCGCGGGTCGTAAGCCTTGACACCTTGAAGTGTTACACCCCACTGAGGTTCGCCGCTGGCAAATACCTTCCCGTCTTTGTCGAACTTCAGGCTCAGGCCGGTCGCTGCATAGCCCGATAGCTTGTGCGCCGATGTCCAATCAGGTGCGCCGCTCCAATTTGGTGCAAGCTGATTGCTTTCAGGGCGCGCGCCGAGCTGTTGATCTGCGTAAAGGAAACCCGCGAAATAGCCGGTCGCCGCAGTGCCAGACAAAGGCACAGACGCGAAATCGGCATAAAGGCCGGTAATCGCTTCGACAGGACCGCAGCCCGAATGAATGATGGCCTCGAACTTGTACGGATTCTGAACCTTTGCAACGAGCCCGCCGTAACCGACTTCATGCACCTTGTTCCCGCCGATGTAAGTCTCACCGAGAACGATGGGCATGGGCTGATTTGCGCCGATAGTTATTAAATTAGGGCTGCCGCGCGCCGGAGGCTTTTTGGCCGTCATCTGCGCGACCGTACCAGCAACCGCGCCGACAGCACCCGCAACCGCCGAAACCTTTAGTAACAGCGCAGCCAGTGCAGGGTTGCCAGTTACCGCAGCCGCAACAGCCGCGACAATTGCAACGACCGAGGCGACTTTTGCTACAATGCGGGCTACCTTCGACATTTAGACTCTCCAAGCCGCTTTGAATTGCAAAGGAACAAGCGGTGTGAATGTCTCAGCGTCAGGATGCCAGCCGAATACCTTGCCGCCGCCTCCTGCATGAACGACAAGCGCGTCGAACAATTCCTCGCCCTCCATCAACGCAATATCACCCAAAATCATAGATGCCGGTGGGATGCGTTCCAGAAAGCTGTCTGCCAACGCTTCCAAATCCTTAAACCCTGCCGCGTCCATTGCGCGCTTCGCTCCGAGCGCCGTTGTGAACTTTGGAACGACCGGAACCTTGTGGCCCATATTCTTCAGGTGCGTTCGAAATAGGTGGATGCACGTTGCGCCGCCGTCCCATTTAAAGCCGCGACCGCGAAACTTTGCCAGCGTCTTTTCTGTGCGCTTCTTGCGTTCGGTCAGTTTCATTGTTCTCTCACCTGTCCACCGCCGCTAAATCCACGACCGCCGCCGCTTGACCCGACCGTCACACCGCGCGCCGGACCCGCTGCGCCCCATGCGACAGTCACGCCCATGCCAATCGCGTTATCCAAGCCGAGTTCCCCCGAGAAAATCCGCTTGTGGAAAGTGCCGTTCAAGCTGTTGCCTTCGTTTATGGTCATCAACCGTTCGCCAAGGCTCACGAACTCAAGCGCAACCTCGCGGCTCCGCATCGTTTCCGAGATCACGCCACGGTCGAGCTGCGCCAATGTCAGAACCGTTGGCGTCCCGATAACCGTTGCAGTCGCTTCGTCTATTTCAGCCAGCCAGATTGACAGCTTTGAAGTCTGGAACCCCGGCGAAACCAATTGTGCCGCTGCGTCTGCGCTTGGCGTCAGGAATGTAATCTTCCCGCCCGGTGCCTGATCTGGTGCCGTGCCGCTGATTTCAAAGCCGGAAATGACGCCGAATTCATCATCGGCGCTCTGGTACGTGTCGCCGTCGTAATAAACGAAACCGCCATCGCAAATCAGTACTGTGTAAGTGGGAAGCTCAATCTTTATCAGGCCGCAAAGGGTGATGCGCTCCATTAGCGCGCTTCCTCAATCGTGACCGAGAACTCAATCAGGTGGGCAATGCTCATCTGCCAGCCTATTTCGTCACCGTCGACCAGCCCTTCGATCATTGGCTTGGCGAAATGAAGCGTGTCGTTATCCAGAAACGGAATCCGCATGGCTGGAAAGATGCTTATCGTTGCCGCGCCAGCCGCATCCGCTGAGAAGTTTGCCGTCACGTTGTGCAGATAATGTTGGCCCGCACTTTCAATCGAAAACCAGAAACCTTCTTTGCCGACATAGTTTGGAGTGAAGCCGTCAGCTACAAGCGTGAAGCCAGTTTGACCCGCGCCGTTCACCTTTGGCGCACCGGGCAAGCCCTGATCGACCGAGAGCAATGGATATTCGACCCGCAACCCTTCGCGCTTGGCACGAATGAGCCTTGATACGAAAATGCGCCCATCCACTTCAGTCATTGGCGGATAGGTTAATTCAACCCGAAACCGTGAGCCTAGCCGGTCAATCTTCTGCGTTGCGCCGCCGATTGCCGACCGTAAGACGCCGCCATAATCGACAAGTGTTGGCGTTGCACCGTTTGGCGATATGTTATCAGGGAACTCAATCATGGGAGCGTCCTGAAATTGCTTTGCTGCATATTGGTTTGAACGCCCGCTGCCGCCGCTGTTGCGATGCCCGGTGCACCCGCTGCGACTTGCCGTTGCGCACGGCCATCAACCACAACGTCAAAGTATTTGGACGGGATAATTTGAACCGTAGAAGCGCGACCGCCGCCGCCCATTTTGTTGTTCGGTGTCATGTAGCCAGGGCGCCCACCCATAGTCATAATTTCAGGTCCGTGTTCGCCCACCAGATAGGAGCGGTTCGAGGTCATTGCCCCGCCGCGCGCGCGTCCCGCTGGCTTGTTGATATTGGTTTGCAGTTTGCTGCCGAATACACCCGCCCCGCCAAGCGACAGGAAAAGCCCCGCAACGCCTTCCAGAATGCCGAGAAACCCGCCACCCTTAATAGACTGCGCCAATCCACTAATCGAGCTGAGAACGTCACGAGCGGTGTCTGCGAATGATTTAACGACGCGCACGTTTGCGAATTCAAGATTGTCGGCGTTTTCATTCGCCAGATCTGCAATCCCTTGCCCTGCAATATCCAATCCAGTGCCAAGGCCGCGCATTGCCTGATCGACTTTTGATTTTGCATTCGTGATGCCGAGGGCGAAGCCTTCAGAGACATAGCCACCCATTTGCATAAACAGGCGGGAAGGCGATTTAATCCCAAGGTAGGATTTAACATTGGTCACGCCAGACGAAACGACCGACTTGAGCGCGTCAGAAACGGCGCCCGGCGCGGCTTTGATACCGCGAACAAGCCCCGCCACCATATCGCGCCCGACTTGTACCAGTGAAGCGCCAAGGTTCGCCAGCGCTATGCCGATATTTGAAACCATGTTTCGAACGGACGCAATCGCGCTTGATGCCATGCGAACGAAATTGGCGTCGAACTCTTTTGCCCATTGGTTTATCGGCTTAAAGAAATTGTCAAACGCCTCGACGCCGCGCGCTGTGCTGGCAATAAGATTGGCCACACCCACACCGACGCGGGTTTTCAGCATATCCCAACTATCGGCCAATTCATCGAGCTTGGCCGCGTCCTCTGTTGAGATTTCGCCATTGCGCTTTGATGCCGCCGTTGCCTCGTCAAGCGCGACAGTTCCTGCCTTCAGGATGGGGAGCAATTCTGCTGCCGATTTGCCGAATATCTGCTTTGCATATGCCGCCTGAAGCGTGGGATCTTTGATTTGCGAAATCTTGTCAGTGATCAGCGCGAACGCGTCACCGGCATTCAATCCTTTTAACTGCTCGACTGAAATGCCGAGATTTGTAAAGGCTTCCGCCGCCGACTTCGAGCCCGACTGTGCTTCACCCAATTTGACCGACAGGCGCGACAATGATTTGTCCATTGCGTCTGCGCTGCTGCCGTTCTGAGCTGCTGCCAATCGGAGCCGCTGCAATTGCTCGACAGTGACGCCAGTTTGTGCCGCCGCTTCGCTTAACGCACTCGCCATCGCAAAGGCATCGCTGGCAAGGCTGCTAACACCGGCAACAGCAAAGCCAGCCGCAAGACCGGCGCCCAGGCCTTTGACGCTTTGACCGATTCCCTTCATCCGAGCCGACAGTGTTTCGGCGCGCTTTTCCGCTAAAGTGGCACCCTTTTGGAAAGCCGCCGTGTTCATCTGCAAATTGACAGAGAGGTTACCGATCATCGTACTCATTCGGTTTTGCCCTTTTCTGCCAGCCGCCGGAACAACGACAAGACTTTCGCCGCGCCGTTGTCTGCTTTTTGCTGTTCGGTTTCGAGATAGTGCGACAATGCCCGCAAGGACTTTTGACGCGCAAACATTTCAACTTGATGGGCAAGCGTCAGGATGCGCTCTTGATCGCCCTTAATTCGCCCACGCATGACGTTGGCATAAGAGCGAGGGGTTTGGTCCCAAAACTGCCCGGGGTCCAACCCTGCTTGCGCCCAGTTGGTTTCTAGTGCGTCCCAGTCCCATTCGGAGCGTTTCCCGCTTCTGCTTTATCGTCGCTATCACCGAACGCGCCGTTCATGGCCTTCGACATAGCTTCAGAAAGCACTTCGGAATCAGTGAGCATAAGGTCGTCGACCTCATCCGGACCGATGTCGCGGTGATACTTTTTCAGCGAACCTTCAATGAGGGCAAGCAATGCAAGCATCTGCCGGCCATCGTCTTTTTGCAGAACGCTGAAGATTTCAGAGGCAGGGATTCCGGTTTCCGCTGACGCCGACGCAAGGGCGCGAAACCCCATTGCCAGCGTCAGAGTACGTCCGTCAGAAAGTGTGGCTGCAGCCTCACCCCTTATCATGCGACATAAGCCTCAATCGCGTCGATGGTAACAACGCGGAAAGTTGCTGTTGCTTCCATCACGTCATTTGGCGAAACTTCGCCGCGCGAATAATTGATGCAACGCGCAGTCAGTTCGATCTGTGCAACCGGAACGCCATTTTCAGGCAGAACGATTTTCATTGTCCGAATGTCACCATCGCCAAGCGCATCAGCCAACAAAACGTCGGTGTCCGAAAGCGGACGGAAGTTCAGCATGACGTTGAAGTCAGAATCTTCATAAAAGGTGCTGACATAGGTGCGCCGCCAATCGGTCGACTTCAGGTGAGTGGTCTCGACCTGTTCGCGCTCACCGAGGTTCGGAATGTCAAAGCCTTTGACTTCGCGCAATTCATAAAGGGTTGTGCCGTTGTAGAGGGAAACTGCCCCCATGTAACCAACGGACGCGGCCTGTGTTTCTGCCATGATTTAATCTCCTACGTGCCAAATTTGCAAATCGACGGATTGCCGATAAATGTTTGTCGTTCCTGAAGGCTCCACGGTATCGCGCTGGCTGTCGACAAATGCCGGACCGAACACCTTTCCGCTGATTGTTGTTGGAGCCTTGAGAACTGCGATTGCGTTGCGCGCTATCGAAAGCGCTGCCGCGTAAGTGGTTGCGTAAACGTCGAGCTGAATGAGCGTCGAGCGCGTTTCCTGATAATCCTTCAAATGCGCCGGACGCGCATCGCTGATCGTCTGCAATACGATTGCCGGATAAGCCGCCCCTTGCGGACGCTGCCCCCAATCTATGCGTGATCCTACCGAGCCGGTCACCAGCCCATTGGCCAGCAATCGAGCGCGAACCCCTGCCTGAAAGTCTGCCATTATCCGGCCCTCGCTGCTTTCTTTGCCAGCCGCTTTGCAGCCTTTTCAATTTCAAGCCCCAGATTGGACTTCACATATTCGAGAGCTTCATTCTTGCCGCCCTCCCATGATGGCCTCATAAATGGCGTTGCCCGCGTGTCGTTTGTGCCGAACTCCGCAAAGGTCGCATAATTCAGGACGCCTTTGCCGGACACCGGACCCATCGCCATTTCAATGCCGGTGTTTTTGTCGAACCTGTTTATTCTTGTGACCCGCTTGGTGCGCTTTTCCGAAACCATAATGGCTGCTTTCAAGTCGCCCTGGTCAATCGGTGCCATGCCCCGCGCTTTGTCCGCCATCGGCTCAAGCGCGCCCTTGGCAACCCGCCGCAGGACGTTTTTGCCAGTCGATTTCGGTAGCTGCGCGAGAGCGGCCTCAAGTTCTCTGAAGCCCTCTAATTTTACCGTCACAGCCCGTTATCTGCCCCCATTACCTCGATGCGGATGAACTTGCGCCGCCCGACTTGCTGAACGCCTTTGCAATCGTAAACGTCGCCCTCAAAACTAATCCGCCATGTCTCATCGATCTGGCGTGTTAGCGTGTCGCTGCGAACCTCAAAGACAACCGGCAACTTGGCCTCGCGCCCTGCCGCTTCAAATATCTCGCGGCGCATGGCTGGAATGTATTTGGCTTTCCGAGTGCCTTGGGTTGCAAATCCCGCCGGAATAGTCGTGTAGCCGTCATCAACGCCATCGGTGGGCGAGAACAACTCAATTGTCCGGTCGAACTCGCCCGCGTCCATTAGACTTTAACCGCGCCCGCTTCTTGAATTTTCACGTTCAGAACCGAAGTCGAAGTGCAGATCCCGATGATACAGGGATAATCACCAGCCGCCACGTCTGCGAATGGTGCAAGACCGCCCGCAGTGCCGCTCAAATAGTAAACATCGCCAACAGCGACAGTCGCACCGATGGTGACAGGGCCGGACGTTAGAACCGTCAATGGCTGGCCGTTTGATGCGCCATTCAACGCAACGCCAACCGGCGACCGTACAGCCGCAGTCGCGCTATCCGTGTCCGCAAGCTTATACTTGCTGTCCGCTGCGTCGAAATAAACGACTTGGCCAGCGGTGACAGTTGCCCCCGCCGTGCCGGTAACTTTCATTGCGCCCGAACCCGCTGCCACGTTTGCGGCAGTGATACTCAAATCAGCCATTATATTTACTCCCTAAAATGAAAAACTACGGTAATTTGTGAGCAGGGATGTAACCGCGTTAGGTGTGGCAAACATGGCCTTGTCGGCAACGTCTGCGCGGTTATCAAACCACTGCCCTATCAATAACAGTATCGCGTGTTTAATTGACGGCGGGACGGTTGTATAACCAGCCACAAAGCGGATAGTTACCTTGTTTACGCCAGCGTCAACGGCAGGCCATTGGAAGCCATCGTTCAAGACAACCCGCTGCGGGTCGCTTGCAAAATCAACCGTGTAAAACGTGGCCGAAAGCGTCTGCTCCACCGCGTCAATATCGAAATATTTAACCGACGTGACCGAAGTAACCGGCCCCTTTGTCAGCGCCATGACATCGCAAAATCCGTCTGCGACATATTCCCATGTCTGCGTTGCGATTGCTCGGCCTGTGTAAAGTTCGACATAATCGGTTGCGGCGGCAATCAAGCCGTTAATCAGCGCATCCTCGTCGCTGCTATCGATGCGGCATTGCGCCTTGGCCTCGTCTAGCGTGACGGGATAGCTAGACGCCGCCGTGATTAAGCGGATGCTCACCGCTTTTCTTTCACCGACTTGTCAACGGCGCGTTCGATTTTTGGTACAGCAACCGGAATTGCAAAGCCCGCTTCAATAAAACGGATCGCCTCGGCTTCGCTAAAGCGGTCGGTTTCTTCGCCTGCTTCAACGGAATATTCAGGGCCAACAAAGCTGGCGGTCATCTTGATTTTCACAGGCGTATCTCCAAAAGGAAGGCGGGGACCGTTAAGCCCCCGCCCTTTTCATTATGCTTGGATGAGGTGGCGCACGGCCCCGGTCTGGATAAGGTCGCCATCGAGGCGAACGATCCCAGCCAAACCGATGTTTGGCCAATAATATTCGCGGCGAACACCGATAACCGGCGCACCAACCTTGCGAACATAATATTTGCCGAAGTCACCGTAAACAACCGACTTTTGGCCGGTTGCCACGTTTGCCATCGCCTGATTGACGCTGTAGTTCTGACCAAGCAACGAGCCGGGTTCACCGACGCGAATGTCGCCCATCTGCCACAGGTAGTTGCCTTGGCCGTCTTTCAGCTTGCGGATAACAGCAAGGGTGCTGTCATTGAACATGAACCGCGCCTTGGGCGACTGGCGGTAAGCCGGGTCAACCGAGTGCAACAGGTCAATAAGTTCATCGCCCGTGATTGCAGCGGCACCAGCGGCAGTCTTGCCGAGTGTCGAAGCCGCGACAATGCCAAGCGGATCGCCAGTGCCATCACCAACCGTCAATTCGGTATTGACGCGACGGGCAAGACGCTCACCAAGCAATTCACCGATGAAAGTTTCGATATTGACGGCGCTGTCCTGCAACAGTTCCATCGAAATCTGCACCCATTCGGTGTCATACGCAAACGCGCCAAGCGTCATTTTGGTGAAGGTGGCATCAACGCCGCCGTCATCCGTCATAGCGCCTGCTTCAGTGTGCTGTGCTACCGCAACGCCGGTGTCATCCGTGCGTGGGAAGTCCAGCGGATTGCCGCTTGAAGTCGTGATGACATTGGTGATGTCTTCATTATACATTGGACCCCACATTTTCATCGTCTTGTCGATGGTGTTTGCAAGGTCGGTCGGGACGGTGAAACCGCCAGCGCCATTGGTGCCGACAGTCTGCGCGCGAAATTCGGTAATGCCTGCCTTCAATACGGCGCGGGCTTCTGCGCTGATTTCCTGCGGGTTGAAACCGTTGCGGGCTAGTTCGATAAAGGCATCCCGATATTCAGGCTTCTGCACTTCATCTTGACCGCGACCTTCGCCGCTCTGGTCGGGACGCGCTTCTTCGCGGGCCTTTGCAGCACGGGCTTCGATTGCGGCCAGCTTGGCTTCGCGCTCGATCAGCTTTTCGGTCTGGTCAAATTCAACCATGATAGCATCATGGCGCGCTTCCAATTCAGCCGAACGGGCTTCGTCGGTGTTGCTTTTGATTTCATCAAGTGCTTCGCGGGCCTGCGTAACGAGACGGCCCCGCTTATCGTGTAGTTCAGTAGGCATTTTGGTTGCTCCAAAGCAAAAAAGCCCGCCGAATGGCGAGCGATGATGCCTTTCCCAAGGGCTTGCGATAGGCTCGGCGCGAACGCCGGAAAGCTTTTAAATCTTGCGGAACTTCTGTTCGGCAGTGGCTTTGCGAAGGGCGATGCGCGCCTCGGCTAGCGTCCGGTTAAATTCTGCCTTGGCCTTCTCGGCCTCGGTCTTGGCTGCGTCCTTTGAACGCATTGCAAGGCTAGTGTCGGCATAAGCAGGCCATGTTACGGCGCTGACTTCATGCAATTCGATTCCGTGAATAGTGCGGACGGCAGGCTCCACGCTTTCGTCCCATTCATCATGCGTCACGCGAAAGCCAAATGACATTCCGTCAATGTCGCCACGGCTAACCAGTTCGCCAATATCGCGCCCGTCGCTGGTATCGGGCAAATCAATTTCAACCGATAGCCCGCGTTCATCTTCGACAAGCCGCAAAGTGCCAGCCTTTGAACGGCCAATGACCCGCCCGCTATCGTGATCGACAAGCGCGCGAACGTCTGCGCTTTTCAAGGTGTCCGCAAAAGCACCGGGCTTGATAACTTCGCGGAAATAGCCGCCAATATTAGCCTCGGAATTAAACACCGCCGCATAGCCTGCGATAGTGCGCTTTTCACCATTAGCGCGCAATTCAGGCACTGCCATAACCGAGCGTTTTTCAATTTCCATTTTTTAACCCCTCAAGCCGCTATCAGCCAGAATTCTTCTTCCGCGTGTGCCAAAGTCCAAAAGTTCTTAACAAAGCCGCGCGCCGTCAAAACAGATGACCCGCTAAATGCGCTTTCCATCGATGCTATTGCAGACACGCCCGCCTTAAAACCGGATACACCAGTTATACTTGCCCCGATATTTGCAGTTGCGCGTATCGAACCCGACAACCCGCCGCGTCCGTAAATATTGGCCGTCATGTAAGCCGGTTGCGGCTTGACCAGCTTTATCTTTAGAGGCCGCGCCTTAAAGTAAAAATTGCTTCCCGAATAAGCCGATTCAATACCGACCAAGACCGCCGTTATGCCGCTAGTTCCTAGCAGCGTTGCCGACATACTCCCTGCCGGTAATTCGCCGCCAAAATACGCCGGTGCAAAATAGCGCGGCGCAAAGAAGCTAGGCGGATTCTGTGGCATTAGTCATCCAAATCGTATGTAATCGCCGTTCTGTTGCCGTCGCCATCGACCGTTGCAACGATCCTGTCCTTACTATCTGCAACCGCGTTTCGGATTGTTACCGTTGACGTTGCCGCGCCCGATACTTGCCCCGCCGTTGCCGCCGCGATTAGCTTCATGGCATCTTCGGCAGTCAGGCCGCTTTCGATAATGCTTGCCCATACTGCCGCCGCCAAACTTTGCGGGCTTAGTTCGGTAAACGGTGTTACTTCCGCTTCCATATATCCCAAGGCGCGAATTGTGCCTGTTAGCGCGCCCTCACCGTCTAGGTCGGCAAATATGCCCGCCAATGCGCCGATGGCCGCTGTAAGGTCGCCAGTGCCAGCCAGAGCCGCCACTGCTTCCAACTTGCCAGCAAGCCCCGCCGTTGCAATCTCGCCGCTGCCCGATAGCGCCGCAATAGCCGACACGATCAACTGCAAAGGCGCGTTGGTTATCTCACCAATCCCTGAAAGCGCCGCCTCGTTGTTAATTCCCATTGCGCCAGATGCGGCCAAATCCGCAGCGCCCAAAATATTAGACCGCGAAGCCATGCCGCCCGCCTTTTGTGCAGGAATCCACGCAACCGGATGCCTTGCCCCATCCGGCGTTGACGTCTTGGGGTCTAGCGCCTGATAGCGGTTAAATAGGCTCCCTTTTATTTGTTCTGACCGATAGCCGCCCGCCGTCGATGTAATCCCTGAAAACATCCTGTTCGGACCGGATGCTAGCCGCATACCGTTGGCGCAGATAAGCATTAGTTCCAGCCATAGTCCGCAAATACATTTACAGGGCTGGTCGTGGTGGTTGCGCCGGTCTGGAACAACAGGAACTTAAGGCAAGACCCGTCCTTTATCTGTGGCAGGCTTGGCAGCATATTGACAAAATCGCGTTCGGTCAAAATACCGTTAGCGGGGATCGGTATCTGCCAAAGCGGCTTGACCAGATGCAACACAAGCTGCCCGGTGCCGGTGTATGCTGTGCCGCCGGTAAGCGTGAAGTTCTGTAAATCGCTTATGCCGGTATCATTTACCGCCAAGGGCAGGAACGGTGCATAGCGTGTCGCAGCGTTGCCGCTATGTGGTATCATGCCGGTAACAGGCGTTGCAGCAAAGCCAACCGTCGCAGGGGCAGTCTTGCCCGCCGTGCCTGCTTGATTGGTATAGGTAAACACCGTCAAGTTAGGACCGCCAGCAGTCGGTGCAACTTCAGTTGAAAAATACGCCCGCAAGCCAGCGCCGTTCGGGTAGCGGTCAACCTTTGCACCCGACGATCCGATGGGCGTCATTGTAACCGTGCGCGAGCCTGTGCCGGTAACGTCCGTTGTGGTAATCGGCACGTAACCCACTTGGTCAACGCACATCAAAACCCAAGGCGCACCCGCCGCTGCAAATACCGATGCACTGGCGTTCAGGAAGTGCTTTGTTGCAGTCGATACGTCGCCGCCATGCGGGACCGCACCTTCCGACCATGTATCATCCGTTGCAACAAACGTTAGCGACGTGCCTGCATAAGTCGAAGCCGGGACAGAGCCAGTCGCCGTGCCAAGGTCCGTCCATGTACCGGCAACGCCCGCAACAGCCGTTGTCTTGTTGTAATCAATACGCCCCGACTGCCCATCAACCGTGATCGATGCAATCAAGTCATCTTGCGATGCAAAGCCCATACTAGTTCCAGACCGTTTCTAAAGTGCCAACAAGCACAGATGATGCCAAAGACCCGTTCGAGCCTTGTCCAATGATGCCGATGAAAGCACCGTCTTTAATCTCAACCATTCCAGCCCGCGTCCGCATGGCCTCATGTTCAGCCGCCGCGCCGAAAGGCTCAATAGTTCCCGTTGCTGTCCGGCATTCCTCGCGCAAATACATATTCTGCAAAGGCTTAACCAAAACAATAGCGCACAATCCGCCATTCGCAACGCTGAAATTCACGCTGTCGATCGTCTTTACGCCCTTCGCGCCCGCAGGCATCTGCACAAAAGGCTGAACGCCCGCTGCCGCGCCCGACGCTTGAACCAATGCCCCCGCTGGTTGCGCTGCTGCACAAAACATACTTTCCGTCACATATTGCGTATTCGTGCTGTCCGTAAATGTGATGGTGAAACGTCCACCGCCGACTGTAGGCGATTGCGCCACAACCATAATTTCCAGACCCTCACCGCTTTCATAATGTGGCAGCGTGGCCGTTTGCGTCATCGTCTGATCTTCACCCGCCGCGTCCATATCAACGAACGGGTAGAACAAAACATAATCCATCATGACAAGCGCCTGATTGGCGTTCGCCGTGCTGGTTGCACTTGCCGCCGCCGTCATGGCGGTCCAGCGGTGCAAAAATAGCTTATCGCTCACACGCGGGCAGATAATGCCCTTTTCAGGTTCTAGCACTGCCGCTTCTAACGGGCTTGACGCATAATAATTAGGAATAGGGTTGCCGCCAGCGTAGCTGTAGTCATACCACTGCCCCGTTACCGTTGCAGTCGCAGACAATGCCTTGCGATACGTGCTGATCCAGTTCTTTTCGTTTGCAGCCGATGCAAATGCGGCCACGTTTGCAAAACTCATTTCAGCACCGCCGCGCCCTTGGCATTCGCCACCATGTTTGCAATAATCGGCGCGTCTTTATGCTCGCAAGTGCGTTGTAAAATGGCTTCAACCTGTTTAACGGGCGCGCCGCAAGTTTTGCAGGATAGCATATTTTGCACTTCCTTATTCGGTCTCAGTTCACCAAATTTGCTTTGGTCAATCTTCGACAACTGTCAGGGCACCAGCGGCAAACTGCGGCTGAATTCCGTTGGAAACCGACAGCGAACTTGTCAGCGCGCCGCTGTAAAGTATCTGGCCTGCGCCCGAAACAACCGTGCCGATTGAAACGTGCGTGATCGTGTTCGTGCCGCCCGTGCATTGCGGAAACTGCGCCAAGTTCGTATTACTGAAAGTAGAGCCTCCATCGGTCCAATCGCCCGTTGCAATCGCCACGCGCGCATAGCTGGTGAACGTGGCTTCGCTGGTGGTTTGCGTTCCAGCCTCGCCGGGGTCTGCCGTATGCAGGGCAAGATAGCGGTTTGCGTTTGAACGCCATGCAGGGTCAACGCCCGTCAGGACGGCCTTGAGAACGTCATTCTCTGTGGTGTTGCTCTTACTCATGCCTCAATTTCCTCGATGGAAGTTATCAAACCCGTTTCTTTGTCGCGTATCGGAACCCGCTTGACCGCGTGGCGCTTCGCTACCTTTTCGCCCAAGTCCGCAATCGCTGTGGATTGCGCCTGCAATTGGCTATCAATACGCTCACCTAGCGCCGCAACAGCCCGCTCCGCGCCGTCATCAACGATAGGTTCCGGCGCAACAGGCTCTTGACCGAGCGGGATAGTCGCGCCCTGGATAAGCAACTCATTGCCCGCAGGCATCGCTGGCCTGTTCTCAAGCGCGCGGGCTTCGTTCGGCGTTAGAATTGCCGTCTGAATTGCCTGCGAAAGCCCCGACATCCGCGTGGCAAAGTCGCCGCGCATCAATCCGTCCAGATTATGTTCGACATATCGCCCGTTATTCTTTTGGCCGAATAGCTTCAGGTTCATTTCCTGCTCAAGCGATCCCGCCCATTGCGAAATCAGATGCTTGACCAGATGCAAGTCTTGCTGTTCGACGTTCGAGAACGTGCCATGCGAAAGGTCTTGCAAAAACACTGGCGGCAAATTGTATATGCGCGCGATTTCCTCAATCTGGAAACGCCGCGCGTCTGTCATCTGGCCTTTTTCAGGATCGAAGCCAACCGGCGTCAACTTATGCCCCGGCGGCATTGCAAATATCGGCTTGTCCTGTGATTTCGCGTTGTCAATCGCGCTGCTTATGTCCGCCATCGCCCGTTTAAAGGCTTCCGGCCCTTGCGGTAACGGCCCCTCAAGCGCCAAAGGTGGCACCCCGCCGCCTGCAAAGAACCGCGAACCATAGTCATTCATAGCCAAAGCAAGCTGGATTGCCTTGCGTCCCTGCGTTATCGGCCCGTAATGATCGACCCCATTTGCTTTAAGCATAAACGGAACGTCGATAATGTCCGCGCTAGGGTAGGTTTTACCGCCTATTTCATAGGTAGTTTGCCCCGTTGCGGTGCGCTTTATCTTGGCTTTTGACGGCTCAACCGGCCATAAACCGACAACATTTGCCCCATTGCGCTCAATCCACAACAAACCCCGCCCGCCGGTAAACACTTGCTGCCAAAAATGCTGGCGCAGCTTGAAGCTGGTCCACTCTGGATTTGGTGCTTCGTGCACCAGCGTTTGCAGCCCGCCCTTAATCTTTACCGCGCCTTCGGCTGTATCTTTGTAACCGTGCAACGGCAGCGCCGCCAAGGTGCGAGGCAGGAAAGTAACCGCCGCCCATACCGCAGGCACAGTCAGCGCAATGTCAATCGTTACTGTCGGCAATAGCGTATCGCCAAGCCCGTAAACTTGCAGGATATTCGCGCATGGTCGTTCAATGCCGGGGATTTCGGTTATCATCCGCTTCTCTGCGGTCTTGAACGGCCACATTATGCAGTCGCCAAACTAAAGGCGGGATCGTCCCAAGGCGAGAACGGTATTGCTTCAACGTTCATGGCCTCAACCCCCCGCGCCATTGCAAGCGCCACTAATCCGTCAATCCGGCCCGTTGCCTTTGACTTGTCTAGTTTCCGATTTCCCGCAGGGTCTGAAACTGCCACCGCGTTAGCGGCGCACATTGCAAGCGGCCCATTGCCACCGTGCAATAAATTCTCTTTCAATAAATCTTCTTCTAACGCGTCCAAGGCTGGAGCCATTGACACGTAACCTTGGCCGAACGGCTCTAGCGGCAATTCAACGCCAGCCTGTTCCAATGCTGTCTGCATTCGGTCCATCCGCCAGCGGTCAAACGCTATGCGGCTGATCGACATGCCCGCTGTTATCTCGCCAATATCCCGCGCCACGAATGCGTAATCAATCACGCGCCCCGGCGTTGTCTTGATTAACCCTTGCTTGACCCATACGGCATAAGGCGCGCGGTCCCGTTTCGATGCATCGGCAACGCTATCATGTGGCATCCAAAAATATGGCTGCACATGCAATTCGCCATCAATGCGGCAAGTTAGAACAAGGCTGGTCAAGTCGGTGGTTGCCGACAAATCCAACCCGCCATAAACCGAGCCTGTAAATTCCTTTGTGGGCCTGTTGCCAGCCTTCCAGACGTTAGCCGAAACAAACGCGGCCACCATATTAACGCGCTGGTTCAATGTCAGAACGCGGAATGTAGCCTCATTAGAAGGCATCCGCATTGCCTGCGCTGCCTGTTCTTCAACATCCCGTAATGAACGAAACAACCCAAGCGCCGGATTAGCGGCCTCCCATGCTGCCTTGTCGTCCAGTTCACAATCCTCCGGCGCTGCATAAACATGGCTGACAATGGACGGATCGTTTGACCGCTCCGCATCATCCAGCCATATCGAAAACAAATCAGCATCCGTTGGCGCCTGCGTTGAGATAACCAGCAAAAGCGGTGCGTCATGGGCGCCCTGCGATGTGGTTATTGCGTCAACGAAGTCGCTCTGTGGGCCTCTTACCTGTCCAATTTCGTCTAGTATCGCCAACACTGGGCTAAGGCCGTGGGCAGTCTTGCCTTCAGCCGCCAGTGCGCGAAACTCTGTATTCATGTTCAAGCCGATTAGCCGCTTACCCGATGGGATTATGCGGACAATCTTTTGCAGTTCAGGTGACATCTGAACCATCTTTGCGGCCAGATTAAACACCAACGCAGCTTGATCCCGCGACAAAGCGCCCGACACCAACTGCGCGTTTAACTTCGCTTCCGGCCCCACTAGGCAAGCCAACAACAGGCAGGCAATCAAAGCCGTCTTGCCGTTCTTTCGCCCGATGCTCAAATACCCGCGCCGTGTACCCGCCGGGTTGTCAAACACCGCCAAGATGAAATCACGCTGGAACTTTACCAGCTTGATAGGCTGGCCAACCTTAGCCCCCTCTGGAATGCGGATGTATTTCTCAATAAATCTGCAAACCTTTTCGCCGCGTGTCACTGAATTGAAGGCCTCGCCAGCAAGTCATCATCAAGCGGGTTATTGTTTTCAATATCCTTGGCCAGCAAGCGGCGCTTTTCAACGTCCCTTGCCTCACCCCCCTTGCCCCGTGCGTGGATGCCTAGCGTTTGGCGGTATTTGATAATCCGCGAATGAAGGTCTGCAATGACGCGAACCCTTGGATTAGCAGTTGGATTACCGCCAGCCGTTGAAAGCACTGTGCCTTCCGCATCAAGCAGAACGTCTTCTTGCTCCATCTTGCGAAGCGACTTGGCCAGCAATGCAGCCAGTTCCAAATCATGCCCCGTCCATTCGGACTTTGCTTTCTCTGCCAGCACCGACAACCAAAACGGCATGTCCGCGGGCGTCATCGTAATATGCGCTGGTGGGCATATCTCGCTAGTCGCCTTTAGCATTACCGCTACCGCAGCCGTGGCGCTGTCAATGCGCTGTGTCCGTTTAGCCATGTGACCCCTTCACGCGCACGGGCGAGAAAACTGTATTAGCGATGTTTTTGTGG